ATGCCGCTGACCGACGTAAAAATCCGCCAGGCCAAGGCCACCGACAAGGTGCTCAAGCTGACCGACGGCAACGGCCTCTATCTGGAGGTCAAGCCGAACGGCTCGAAGCTCTGGCGCTACCGCTACAAGATCGACGGAAAAGAGAACCTGTTCGCCATCGGCGACTATCCGACCGTCACCCTCATGGATGCGCGCAAGGCCCGCGAGGAAGCGCGCGAGCTGGTGAAGCAGGGGCAGCACCCGTCGCACGTCCGCAAGGCTGCCACGGCCCGCCAGATCGGCGAGAACGCCAATACCTTCAAGGCAGTCGCCGAGGAATGGATCGCGAAGAAGAAAGGCGGCTGGTCGCCCTACTACCTGAAGCAGGTATTGCGCGGCATGGAGGTCGACGTGTATCCGTTCATCGGCCGCCGGCCGCTGCGCTCGATCACCGCGAACGACATCCTGCAAGTGCTGAATCGCGTCGTCGATCGGGGCGCCGAGACGGTCGCGATCAACATCCGGCAATGGTGCTCGTCGGTCTGCCGCTACGGGGTGGCGACGCTGCGAGCCGACTTCGATCCGGTGTCAGCCCTGCGCGACGCCATCATCCGGCCGCCGGTCGAGAATGCCCAGGCCATGAGCCGCGAGCAGTTGAAGGTCTTCCTCCCAAAGCTACGGGAATATGGCGGCCTGCGGACGACACTGCTCGCGATCCGCTTCATGGCCTACACCTTCGTGCGCACCGTCGAGATGCGGCGCGGTGCCTGGGTCGAGGTCAATTTCGACGACGCCCTGTGGGTTATCCCCGGCGACAAGATGAAGAAGAAGCGGGTGCACATGGTGCCGCTATCCCGCCAGGCGCTCGTCGTGCTGCGCGAGCTGCACAAGATCACGGGCGCCGGCGAGAACATGTTCCCGAACTCGCGCCGGCCCGACGACGTAATGAGCGCGACGACGATCAACCGGGCGATGGAATACCTCGGTATCCCGTTCAGTGGGCACGACTTCCGGGCGACGGCCTCGACGCACCTCTACGAAATGCACTACGAGGAAAAGCTCGTCGAGATGCAGCTTGCGCACTCGGAGAAGAAGAAGGCCAAGGCAGCCTACAACCATGCCGCCTATCTGCCAGCGCGCCGAGACATGATGCAGGTGTGGGCCGACTACCTCGATGCGATCGAGGCCGAGGCTATTGCCGAAGAGTCAGTCGCGGAGAAGTAGAGCGGCCTCGGCTTCACGCCGGAGCACTAGGCCCGGCAGAACACGACCGCCACCGCGCACCCATTTGCGCAGCTCGTTGCAGGCCTCTCGCCAAAGTCGGGAATTCACGCGCTTGCGCAGCGTCGATGCGCGAAGCCGGCCAAGGCCTAGGTTATAGGAAAAATCAGTGATCGCCGAAAGGCGGGCGTCCGGCTCGGTCGCCAGGGCGGGGCAGGCAGCCAGCGTGCCGAGGGCGAATTTTATGGCGTCCTGCTGCAGGCGCCGGTCTGCATATTCCTGTGTCCAGGGCTGGCCGGGAATCACGTCGGGGCCGGTGCTGCCCCATCCGCATGTCCAGACGCCGGCCGGGCAGATATAAGGGGTAAGACGGCAGCCCTCGAAGCGCTTCGCGAGCACGAAGAAGGCTGCCAGGCGCTCGATCACATGCGCCCCCGAGTGTGGATGCGGTCGCCGACGAAGACGCCCAGGAAGGCGGCGATCAGCGTGCGGTCGAATTCTGTCAGAACCAACCCGACGGAAATCATCGTGCCGACCCAAATCAGCAGGGAGACGGACGCGCCGGCCGGGCGGATGCTTGCATTCCATGCGTCGACAAAGCCGATTCCCGTCTTGATTCCGGTGGCTTTCACGGCTTCAAGGAAGGCATCGGCCATTGCCTTCTGCTCGGCCACATCGCCGGCGATCTGCACCTCCTTGATGTTGAGGTCTGACTGAATCTTGATGCGCTCCATGTCGCGCGTGTGGCGCGCTGCCTCAAGGTCAGACTGCAGGCGCTGCAGCTCCATCTCGTTCTGATGATCCTGGCGCTTGTTGAACCAGTCCATGACGGCGCCGAATATCAGCCTGAAGGCCGAGCCGCCGAGGAAAGAAAATAGTGCGGTGAGCATGGTCAGGTCTCCTTTTTCGCGAAGCGGGCCTCGGCCCACGATTCCATGTGGTAGATCGCGCGGCTTCCCATGTGGCCGCTAATTCCGACCAGTGCCGCGGTAATGAGAGGCTGCATTCCAGATGCTTCGCAAAGCCAGAAGGTGAGCACGCCGGCGAAGGCGCTGGTCATGAGTTCGCCGACCAGCTCCATAAAGTTGAAGGGCCGGGTGTCGCCGGCCTTGCGTTTTCTGATCCAGTTCACGGCACCTCCCCACGCAGAGAGAATGGCGACCCAGGCATAGGTAAGTAGGCCGTAGGTCGTCGGGTCTTTTTCAGGCATCGCTTATCCCTTGTTGATATTGAAAACGGGGGCGGGGTCGAGCATCCAGAGATGTTCGGGGGTGACGCGGTGCATCGCGTCCGCTCGGAAAATCGGCTCGCCGGCCTCTTGGAAGGCCCAGGCGACCAGCTCGCTACAGAACCACGAGTCGGATTCCTGCCAGTCGCGCCGCAGACCGAGGCCGATCAGGGCGGTGTAGTCGTAGGGTTTGCCGATCTGGCTCGCGGCTGCGGCGATGATCCGTTCAGGGTCTTGGCATTGGAACTCGACAACCTCGCCGCGGCTGGCCCGGTTGATCGCATCGAGCACCGGCACACGGCGCACGCCATGCAGGGCGGCCGCCTCGATTACGGTGTCGCCGTCGATGATCGAGACATGCGACCAGCTCGACCACGTGAAGGCACGGATCAGGCCGCTGAATGGGTTCGCTGTCGTCGAGAACAGCAGGGCAATGGTCTTCATTGCAGGGCGTCCTTGGCTGCCCACGACCAGGCATAGACCGCCTTGCGATATTCGCCGACGGCACCGGCAAGCGCGGCGATCTCGACCTGCCCGAGCTGCACGATCTTGTTGTCGTGGGTGCGAATGTTCTGCTTCCCGGTCAGGATGCCGGCCGAGTATCCGAGCACCATGCCGAGCAGTTCAGTGAGGAAGCGGTCGTCGGTGTGGAAGGTCTCGCCATTCCACGGCACGCCGGCAGCCAGGCGCCGGTCGCGCTCGATGTTGATCTCGGCCTTCGCCGTCTCGCGCCGTTCGGAGTCGGTCACGATCAGCGGAAGAACGAAGGCCGCGGCCACGGTGCGCAACTTGGCGGCCAGGTCGTCGGTCAGCTCGACCGGCTGGAAGCTGGCGCCCTCGGCAGTCGGCAGCGGCACGCCGTCGTCGACGTGGAAGTAGCGCAGGCCGTCGATGTCGCCCAGGTGGGTGATGGTTCCATCGCCGGACATTTCCGGGTAGGTGAATGTCTCGATGCGATCGAGCGGGGCGGTGTAGAAGCGGGTCGTCATGGAAAGGTCTCCGGGTCAGATCGGCACGCGCTGCATGCTCTTCACGATGGCGGGGATCGCCGCATTGAAGCCGGCATTGCAGACGCTGTAGCCGTTGTCTCCCATCGCGTAGAGCTTGTTGTCGTTGCTCAGGAAGAAATGCCGATAGGTCGCGTCCGTTCCGTGGCAGAACAGATCGACGATCTTCTCGGTCGAGCTTTCGAGGATGAAGGGGCGGAACGGCGTGAAGCGGTTGCACTGGGTCGCGGTGTCGGCGCAGTAGAACTCATAGTCTTGACCGGAGAACCAGAGATTTCCGTCCGTATCGAGAACGACAAGATGCTGATAGCTGGTGCCGTTCAGATGGGCAACGACCTTGCTGATCTTCCCGAGGAATGGCGGGTCTTGCACCGTGTTTCCCGACCAGCCGACGACGTTGAAGGGGCTGGTGCGATTGACGACAGAACCGTCTCCGACGACGCCCGATCCGTTGTAGCCCCAGGTGTAGAGGCGTCCGGTGTTGGAAATCGCCCAGGAATAGCCGTAGTAGCCGCCAGAGCAACCGATAGAGACGATATTCGCGAGCGAGGCGATCTTCGTGAAGCCCGTCCGGTTGGTCGTGTCGCCGACGCCGAGCTGTCCGTAAGCATTGAACCCGCAGGCATACACGTCGCCGTTGGTCAGGCGCGCGACGGTGTGCGCGGCAATGCCGGGGTTATCGCAGCTCGTGCTCCATACCTCGGCGACGCCGGTGATCCCGGTCACGAGGGTGAAGGCGCTGCGGTTCGTGGTGTCGCCAAGTCCGAGAGAACCTTGCCCGTTATAGCCGCAGGCGTACAGGGAGCCGTCAGTCTTGCGCAAGAAGACGCTCGCCTGATTCGATGCCCCGATGGTGATGTCGGCCACGCCACTGATCGCGCCGCTGATCGCCGTCGGCGTCGTTCGGTTCGTGGTGTCACCGACGCCGAGCTGGCCGGCCGCGTTGTAGCCGCAGGCCCAAACATTACCGGCCGCGTTGAGGAAGTAGGCGCCGGCATAGTTGATCGCGTTGCGCGAGCCTGCCGCGAAAATCTTGTCGACCGTGATGCTGTTGGTCACGAAATACTCGATCCGGGTGAAGACCGATCGGGCCGTCGTGTCGCCGTGCCCAAGCTGGCCGGACTGGTTTTGACCGGCCGAATACACCCACCCGTTGCTCATGAGCACCCAGGCTGATGCGTTGGCGATGACGAAATCCTTCACCGTCACGCCGGCGGGAATGGCGACGTTGAAGACCGGCTTGCGCGGTATCGCCGTCGTGTCGGCCGTTTCGTTGATGCCGAGCGCCATCGCGTAGGTGCGCCCCCACCCGAGCAGGGTGTCGTCCATCATCCGAATCATCATGTGCGGATATGGGAAATCGGCCTGCTGCCGGGTCGGGAATCCCTTCACCTTGGTGACAGCAGACGGCGCCAGCTTCGAGCGATCGAGCGACGCGGCCGGGATCAGCGAGATGCTGAAGGGGGCGTCTCCGAACTGGAGGTCAGCGCCGGCACCCATGCCGAGCAGCACCTTGCCGGCCGGGCCTCGGGCAAGCCGTGAAAGCGGCACGCTGTTCGCGTCGAGGTTTGCGCCGTTGGTGTTCGGGGGCGGAATGCCCAAGGTCGTGCGGGCGGCTGCCGCGTCGACATCATCGAGCAGGGTTGCGATGAAGGCCGAGACGGTTTGCAGGGATAGGTCGGCCGCTTTCTTCAGCGTCATGTTGCCCGCGGCATCGAATCCGACCAGAAGACCGGCTCGGGCGGCAGCATCCTCGACAAGTGTCTGGTCGATGCTCGTGTCGTAGGGGAGTTTCAGCGCTCGCAAGTCGTTCTGCTGGAGCTGCTGCAGCGCCTGCCAGAGGCGGTCGAAATCGTTGTTCAGCGTGTCGGCCAGCAGATCGCCGTTGTCCTGATAGTCGGTCACGCGCTGAATGGTCAGCACCCGCTTGATAAGCACCTTGCCGCTGGCAGGGGCGGTACCGAAAACCACATCGCCGCCGCCCAAGTTGCCCAGGCCGGTGATGTTGAAGTCGGCCCCGTAGGTCACAGGGTTGCCGGCGACGGTGACGATCAGGTCGCCGGGGTCGAGCAGCAGGAACTCGTAGGGAAAGACAGTCGTCGCGCCGTTGGCGTTGTAACTGTTGAACGGGACTTGATTTTGAACGGACATGGGCCGGCCTCGCGCAGGTTGCGCGGGCGGCTCAATACTCGACTACGACCTCATGCACGCCCGCATTTGGTCGCCAATCTTCGCGTGAGTGGTCGGTCGGTTTCCCGACTATCTTCCCGATCCGAATCGGCGTCTGCGCAATGGCTCCGGCACCGCTGTCGAGGTAGTCGTCTGGCTGGTCGCGCAGCTCGGGGTTGAAGTCCTTCATCTGATCCCATACCGGGCCTTCGAGGACGGATACATGCGCCCACAGGAAGCGGGAGGACAGGGGCGCCTCGAAGGCGTCGAGAATGCGCTTTTGCTTGTTGGTGACGGAGAACTCTTCACCTACCCCGCAACCGGTGCCCTTGAGCGCCTGGCGCAGGATGTTCGGCACAAAGCCGCCCGGCCCGTTGGTCTCGACCACGACGCGGGGAATCTGGAGGCGCAGCACCAGCTCGCGCACCTGCATGACCTGGCCGCCGACGATCCGGTCTTTGTCGTCGAACTCGGCAAGCTCCCCGGTCAGACCCTGGGCAGCGTGCCAGTACAGTTGCCCGCGGGCGTCGGTCAGCAGCAGGGAGAGGGCCGAGGCGTCCGACTTGATCTTCCCGAGCGAGCAGTCCCAGTAGGCCGTCGCGCCGACGATGCGGGTCGAGCCGAGCCACATGCCAACCTCGCCATTCGCGACACGGACAACCGGCTCGCAGTCGTAGGGAACGATACGCGCGGGATCGAGGCGCACTTCCGAGATGGGCTTCGCTTCGAGCTGGTACTGCGAATCCCAGGCGTTGAGCGTGCGGGTCTCCTGCCGCTTGAGGGCGATTTCCTCGCGGGTGAATCGCTCCGGCCAGGCGCAGCCGGCACAGATGTCGAGCACGTCGCCCGGCGGGGTGTCGAAGACGACCTCGTTACCCTCGACGCGATAGTCGCGTCCCTCGACCAGCATGCGGGAAAACTTGTAGATGCCGGCGATCACATAGAGGCCGTCGTCGGCGATCGGGAAGTCGAAGCGGTACCGGCGGCGCTGGCTGGTGTCGGTGTAGCGGCGAACGTGCTCGAAGAGGGGAATCTTCAGCACGGCCGCCCCGCCCTCGATCTGTTCGGTGTAGATCGAATCATGCGTGTGGGGCGTGCCGACGAAAGTTTTCTGCCAGCCAGGTACGAGGATGTGCGTCGATTCCTCGATCTTCTGGCGAAGGTTCAGCCGGGCCTCGGGGGTCTTGATGTTCTTCGGCACCTCGATGTCGTCAAAGTCGGCATCGTCAGCCCGTGAGCCGGTCGCGTTGGAATTCACGCCGACGGCTTCCATGCTCGGGTTGCGGGCATCGGTGGCGCCATTCACCCAAAACGACAGGGCGCCAGGGTTGCGCGGCAGCATGCCGGCGCACAGCGGATGCCGTCGCAGCACCGCCAAGGTGTCGCGGGTCAGCTTCCCGGCCAGCTTGTCGTCAGCGGCGTAGATCAGCGAGCGGTTCGTCCGGTTCTTGTAGAGCCGGTATGCCTTCCAGACGGCGTAGATCGTCGATTTCGCCGCCCCCCGGAAGACCATCAGAACGCGCACGCGCGCGTCGCAGGTGTCGAGCCACTGGCAGATACGGACGTGCAGCAGCGGGACTTTCCAGCCCTGCAGCTTCGCCCAAATCAGGAAGAAGGTGAGGAAGTTGACGTCACGACTTGCCATGTACGCGCTTGTCGAACTCGCCCTTTTTGCTGCGGCGCTGGAGTTGATCGAGCAACTTTGCGGCTTCCTTCTCGGCGGCATTGATTTCGGCGTCGAGGGTCGCTTCCTCTTCGGTCACGCCGGCCGCGCCGTTGCCGGCGTTGCTTTGCTTCTGGATCAGGTCGGTGAGGCCGGCCACTCGGCCGACTAGGGTCAGCGTGGCGACGGCGTTCTTCTTGCACCAGTAGCGATCGCCGCGCGTCTTCTGATCCATCGCGCCCGGCTCGATGTTGTGCCCCGGCCACTTCTCCGGCTCGGCCTCGTCGAGGAATACGTCGGTCAGGCGCTCGGACAGCGCCTGCAGCTTCTCGTACTGGTCTTGTCGCATCATCGTCCTCCCACTGCGGCGGCCATGTTCGGCGCCCGATCCGGTGTCACGTCGCCCGGCTCCCACCAGAATTGTTGCCCGAACTCGCGATAAGCGCGAGAGCGCATCGTCGAAAGATAGCCCGGCGAGAAATATTCCTGCATCCGATGAAAGATCATGTGATCGAGCGCGGCCTTGGCATACCAGAGATTCGCCCCCGGCAAGTTGCCCTTGACGAACTTCACCAGCTCGGCTCCGGCGTGCGTGTCCTTGCCCTGCAGCGCCTGCACGACGTTGCCCTGGGTGAGGTTGAACATCGACTCGCCCATGCCGATCACCGGCCCCATGAATGAGGCGACCGGACTCTGCCCGTGCTGCGTCGCTTCGGAGAATAGGAAATCGCCATAGATGCCGAGCGATCCGCCCTTCAGCATGGCCTGTATCCAGTTGCGCACGCCGCCCTTCTCGGCCGGGTTGAGGTTGCGCGGGTCGCGCCCGGAAAGCACCTCATTGATCTGCAGGGAGATTGCCCCCATGAGCGTTGTCGAGGCGACGAGGGAAGCGATGTAGGCCGCCTTGCCGCCGGTTGTCTCCATGCTCATGCCTCGCATCCAGTGCCGGGTCAGCATCGCCAGGGGGAAGGACTTGAACAGGAAGAAGGATCGCGTGAGTTCGCCCTTCCACGTGCCGCGCTGAAGGTTCGCCATCATCATCGTGCGCTCTTTCACGCCCGGCTCGATCACGGCCACGTCGGTTTCTTCGAGCACCACGCCGAGCAGCCGGGTAGCGGCGCGCTCCTTCAGCGCGCGGGCGTCGACCGGCATGTTGGGGAACATGTCGTCGGCCAGTCCGGCGAGGGCTTCGTCGGGGATGCGATAGATCGACTCCGGCGTCAGCATGGTGTGATTGCCGCCGCCCCAGTCTTCGAGCTGCGCCTTGCGCCAGACGGCAAAGTCTGTCTCGGTGATCCCTTTCGACAACAGGATGCGATGGTCTGCCGGGTCGAGGCGGCCGATACCGTCGAAGTCGCGGGTGATCTGGCCGAGGCTCGACATCATCGTCACACCAAATGCGCGCCGGCGGGCTTCGGTCAGGGCATTGAGGCCGGAAGCGCGCAGCACCGTCGAGGCCAGCTTCGACGAGAACGAGCTGCCGAGGCCGTCTTGCCCGAAGCGGTTCAGCGAGGAAATCATCGTGTTCATGGCGAGGCCTGCGCGCAGCGCCATGCGCTTTTCCATCTGGTTCGCCGGGTTGAGCGCGGCCAGCTCGTTCGCGAATAGCCGCATCTCTGGCAGGTTGTTGACGTGGGCGGTGAGGTACAGGGTCGCCTCGTCAGACAGGGACGAAATCACCGCCGATCCTAGGCGGGAAGCGGTCAGCCATGAGCGCAGGGTGTCGAAGCTCTTCGCCAGCCATTCGGAGGCGACCGGCAGGGTCTTGCCGGCGGTCATGTTGTAGAGGTTTTCCAGCCCGACGGCCTGCTTCTGCACCTTGCCTGCCTTGGCCGGATCGGCAAGCGTAGCTTCCTTCACGGCGATGTCGCGGAACAATCGGAAGGCGTGGTCAGGATTCGGCCCGAGGGTTTCGACCAGGGCGATGTCTTTCGCGACGCCGGCGATATGGCCGATCATCACCTCGTAGGCGGTGCGCTCGCCGTATTTCTCCTGATAGGCGAGATAGCTGTCGGCGTCCTTGAAATGGATTTGCCGCCCTTCGTTGCCGCGGTTGGCGCGCATACCGTTGCCGTTCGGCCGACCTGGCTCGATCTTGTTCACGCCGCCGGTGGCGATTGTTTCCCAGGCGTTCGTCAGGAAGACGTTCAGCTCCTGATCGGTCATGGGCGAACCGTCCGGGCCGGTGTAACGCTTACGGTCGAGCTGCGGCATGATGTCGGCGATCCACTGCTCGCGCCCGGCCTTGGCGACGTTGAGCTGCGAATGATGGTGCGGCATGCCCCAGTCTTCGAGCTGGCCGATCTCGCCGCCGCCGCGGTTGAAGCGCTGGCGCAGCGCCTCGGCCACGGCCTTGAACTGGGCGGCCCCGTCCTTGGCTTCCTTCACCCCGGAATCCTCGCCGAAGAGTTCCTTCACCAGGGCGCGCACCCCGTCGCGATTCTCGAACAGTCCGAAGAATTTCGGGTTGCTGGCTTCCATCGTGCCGATCATCTGGCGCAGGGCGTCGCGCTCGACGGCCTTGGCCTGGCTTTCGACAGAGAGGAAGTTCCCCTTGCCGTCGGCGTGGAAGGCGACCACACGGGCCATGCCGTCGAGCTTGTCGCCGGCGAACTGGGAAAGGTGCTGTTCGATCTTGGCATTCGCCAGCACCTGCAGGGCGACGCGCTGCGCCTTCTTCGCCTGCTCGATCTGGAACTCTTCGGCCGCCGACTTGGCCGCCTCGACGAAGCGCTGCTCGGCGGTCATGGCGAGCGTTCCCTGCGGGTCACGCGCTGCGTTTTGTCGCAGGTGTCGGACGATGCGCTCTTCGACTCCCTTCAGCTCGGCCTCGTTCATCTCGCGGCCGACGGCCTGATTCACTGCATCAATGCACTGGGGTTTCATCACAGGTTCCTCAAGTAGCAGGTAACGGCGGCCTCGAAGGCCTTCACGTCGGTGTCCGCTTGGCGGGCGTCGTCGCCCAGGCGGGCCATTGCCTCGCGCACGGAGACCTCGGTGCCATCGTCGAGAACGACGCGCATATCGGGGTTTGCTTCCATGACCTGACGGGCGGCCTCGACCTCGGGGGTCTTGAACAGATCGGCGGCGGCCTTGATCTCGAAATCATCGCGCACCGACTCGATCACGCGGGTGATTATCTCTGGGGTGGTCGGGTTCGCCATATCGCCGAACATTGAGCCTTGCCGGGGGTCTCCCAGGCGGTCGACGGAATCGACGACGCGGCCGATCAGCTCGGCGACGCGCTTCGGTGCCTTGGCGTTCTCTTCCAGACCGATCAGCAGATTGCGCAGCTCGGGCGACGGGCCGCCATCGAACAGCCCCGCCTGCGCGAGCATCTGCTGCACCGTCATGCCGTCGCGGCGAAGTTGCGAGAACTGGCGCACGGCTTGCGCGAGGTCGCCGGAGATGTCCATCGGGTACCGGGCACCGGCCTCGATCAACTCCTTCAGGCGGGCCACGGCGGGCGCCGCGCGCAGCATTCCGGCGAGGATGTTCTTCACGTTGGCGTCGGTGCTCTCGGCCATCATGGCGACGATCTCGGGTTCGCCGTAGGCCTTGGCGAAGACGGCGTTGCGGATGCGCTGCAGCCCCTGCTGCGACAGCGCACCGTCGCCTGTCATCATGGCGCCATGTTCCGACGGGCTGACAGCCTGGGCGAGGAAAGCGCGGATAAAGGGGGCGGATTGCGTCGGGTTGATGCTGCCGTCCTCGTTGGTGACGAGGCCCATCAGGTCTGGCATGCGTGCAGCGTCAGCGCGTGCCTGCTCGGTGACGGACATTTGCGCAACGGCCGACTCGTTCGCCTGGCGGGCAAATTCTGCGCGGTCGTATTTCCCCAGGCCGACACGGGCAAGCACCGGTTGCTTCATCTCGGCGACCTTGGCCGGATCGAGGCCGAAGCGCTCGGCATTGTCGATCAGCCACTGGCGGTATGGATCAGCCTTGCCGCCCTCGTAGGCGCGGCGCAGCGCGATGGTGCGAGCGTTACCGGATTCGACGACGCTATCGGTGCCAATGATCGGGGCACCGTCGGAAGCCTTTGGAGACTCGGCCAGCAGCTCGGGGTTGATCCCGTTCTCGATCTTGGCGATCTGCGCCTCGGAAGCCGCTCGGCCGCGGTCACGCGGTTGCAGCTCGGGGGGGAAGTTGGGGTTTTGGCGCAGCCCGTTGTCGTGCGAGGTTACGAGGCTTGATGCCTCGACGGCGACAAATTGGGTTTGAACTGTGGCGCCGCGCTCGGTGACGGCGGTTGCTGTCTTCCCTTGGACAGGGAAGCGGTCGGCACTTACGACTTGCCGAGGATTTCCTTCGCCTGTTGCAGATCGTCCGCCGGGTAGCCCGCCTTCTTCTCGGCGTCCAGCAGCATCTGAATTTCTTCCTCGCTGGCGAAGGGGTAGCCCCGACGATACTCCATCCTCGTGTAGTCGTCGGCTGCCTGTTCCACCGTCCTGCCGTCCGGCATCTGCGGCACTGCCGAGCGTCCCGCGGTAGATTGCATCGTTGATGCGGCCATCTTGATACTCCTTCTGGAGCGCTGAAATCAGCCTCTCACGAAGATTATTGTAGTCGAACCCCTTGACAAACTCAATTCCGGTCTCTGCTGCATTTCCCCGGCCTCGCGTGTTGTCGAGCACTCGGACGGTTACGCGCGGATCGTCCTTGTAGATTTCCGCCAGCTTTCCGATGGTCTCGGCGGCGCCGACGTAGGTCGCTTCGTGGGCTTCGAGCGGAGCGGTGCGGCCGATACGCTTGGCCCGCGGCAGGGCACCATTGACCAGGGCATCGACCGGATCGCGCTGCACGTGCCAGATGTCGACCTTCGCGCCGGCCGCAAGTGCCTGCTCGATCTTCTGCTGCGCCGACTTGAGGCCGTTCATGTTCGTGTCGTACACGAGATAGGCATCCTTCAGCGCCTGGGCCGCGACGGGCACTTGCTCGATCGCCGAGGACTTGCCGGCGCCGGTGCCGCCGGACGTGAACATCACCGTTCCGTCGGGCGGCATCTCGGCCAGGCGGTCGGCGTAGAGCTGCTTGATGAAGAAGCTCGACGGCTCATGCACGGCCGGCGATAGAAGGGCGCGGGATTCCTTGCTGGTGGCGTAGTCTGGCGACAGCTCGCGCGCCGTGTCGACGTTGAGCACCTTGCCGCCTTGGGATTCCGGCAGCGCGTTGTATTCGGTCACGGCTGCCGGGTAATCCTTGGCGATCTTATCGGCGAGGCGGGTTTCGATCTGGCGGTCGAGTTCCGAGAGCGCCTTCGCGCGGGGCATTGCGGCCAGAAAGTCGGCTGGCGACTTTTTCGACGAGCCGCCGGAAATCGCCAATTCGACGCCGGCGCGCAAGGTCTCGGCCGGGTAGGGCTGCGCTCCGTTCTCGTGCCGGATGATCGCCGACGTGAGGCGGGTCAGGGTGTCGGGGTCGCGCACGTTGAGCACGTCGCCCGGCTTGACGCCGAGTTCCTTGGCGACGGCCTGCGCATAGCTGCTCGTCTTGTTCTCGCCAGGTGGCGCCCATCGGTTGATGATGCCCTCGACGGTGTTCAGCCCGTGCTTGTCGTTGTAGGCGATCAGGTTCTTTGCCAGGGCACGGATGCCGGCCTCGGGAGTGTCGAAGGTAGCGAAGCGCGGATCGTTGCCGGCGACCTCGCCATCCCAAACCCGCGCGCTGCGCTCGATGTTGCCAGGGTTGTTGTTGCGCACGCCGCGCGGTGCATTGGCCGGCGCACTCGGCCGGTAACGCGGAAGGTCAGGCCCGAAGGCGTCGCGCACGGCGGTGGCGATCGGCGTCTCGGCCGAGGGCGGTACCGGGCGCACGAATTCGGCATCGTGGATGCTATCGGCGACGCTCACCCGCTCGCCGCGGACAAGCTGCTCGATCGCCTGCTCAATCGCCGACTGGTGCGCGGTGCTTGCCTTGGCGTCGGCCGGTACGCCGGGGGCGGTGTCCTGCTGGAAGTGCTTCGCGTTGTTGGCGGTCAGCACGGCGTCGGCATCCGACGGAGCAATCGGCTTCCCCTTCCCGGCCGACCAGTGCGCGAAACCGCCGAAGAGCATGCCGGTGAGCACGTCGATAGAGCGCGCTTCGAGGTTCATCGGGTCGAACTGCTTGGCCTGCTCATCGTAGCCCGCCCCCTTCAGCACCTTGCTTTGCACCGCAGCGCCGCCTGCATTGGTCACGACGTTCCCGGCCACACCGCTGCCCATGCGGGCCGCCAGCGTGTGGCCGAGGAAGGGAATCTTGAAGCCGGCATAGGTGGAAAGGCCTTGAATTGCAGCCACGGTACCGGCTGTCTTGCCGTCGACGCCCTGCTTCACGAGGTCGATGCCGGTTCCTGCGGTCTGCGATCCCGTGACCATCGTCGCGGTCAGGGCTGGATTGCCACCGCCGGCGAGCATCGGCAGGATGATCTCGGACAGGCCGCCGAGCACCTGGCCGGCCTTGCCGACCTCGGCATGATTCGGAGTCCAGTAGTCGGCCGCACGATTCACGGTCTCGTCCAGACCCTCGAAATAGCGGTCGGTGAGGCTCTTCCCGCTGAAGTTGTCGCCCTCGGTGATCTTGTCGATCGCCATCGGCACGACTGCACCGGCGAGTCCGACGAACTGCCCGACACGGGCGCCGCCCTTCATCATCCCCATGCCGATGCCCTTGCCGGTGCCGGTGAAGGTCGTCGGCTCGATCTGCGAGGCATCAAGCGGATTCAGTCGGGCGTCTTCGGCAAGTGCCTGCTGCCCCTTCTGGTCGAGGTCAAAGACGCTCATTTCTTCACCTGCTGCGGTTGGGGCTGGCCGTTGAGGTTGATGATTACCGGCTGCCCCTGCCGGTCATAGAGGTAGTTCCGCCCCTGAACCACGTAGTAGGTGCCGTCTCCCTTGTTCCGCAGTCCGAGCGCCGGCAGGCTGTCGAGCATCGAGTCCGGCATGCCGCGGGCCTTCAGCTCGGTGCGGAAGGCGTCCTTCGTCTTGTCCTTGAAGGTGCTCTTGTCCATGCCCCAGGGCGCCAGCACTTCGCCGTTGCCGTTGTAATTCACGACCTCGCCGAGCACGGCGGTGATCGCGTGCTTCATGCGCCCGCCGTCGATCTGTCCGGATACGTCACCATCCTGGGCGGCCTTTCCGGTGTAGTAGGCGCGCACCGCTTGCATGGCGACCTCGTAGGCCTGCGGACGGCCGGCGAAGACGTGACCGGCAGCGCTGGAAAACTGATCGCGGAAGTCCTTCTCGGGGGGCAATGGGATGCCCTTCGCCTTTCCGTCCTCGGCCTTCTGTCCCTTGGTCTTGTTCAGCAAGGCCTCGCCATCGAGCAGGGTTGCCGCGATGTCGCCGCTCATGGCCGTGGTGTCGGCAGAGAACAGATTGCTTTCGAGCGTGATCTTGCGCTGCTTCGCCACAAGGATGCCGGCCAGTGCCTTGACCGGGGAATCCGGCGCGATCTGCTGCATCGCCGCGGCATAGGCGCTGTCGTCGTCGAATGCCTTGCGCAGGGTGCCGAACAGATCGACCTGCTGGCGCGGGCTGGCCTGATCGAGGGCGCGGGTCAGGAACTGGGCCTCTTGCGGCAATAGGGGCCGCATCTGTACCTGCGGGCCGTACTGCTTCTGCATGGCGGTGATCGAGGCCACGCGGTCGCGCATCTGACCGGATACTTTTCCGGCTCCGTTGGGGTCGGCTAGGGCGGCGATGTCGAGCGGCTGCACCGGCGTGCCCGTGCGGGATTGGTTGAAGAGCAGCGGCGCCTCTTGGAGCTGCTTCACGTTCGCCTCGACGGCGCCCTTCATGCGGGAGAGATTCGCCTGATCGCGCACCGTGCCGCCCCCGTTGAGCAGCTTGGCCTCGCGCTGCTGCACGAAAGCGAGCTGCTGATCGACCGGCAGGCGCAGCACCTTCTGCACCTCGCCCTCTTCATCGAGGCGCTGCTTCATCTCGCCCTCGAATGAGGTGCCCTTCACTTTGTCGCCCCAGGCTGTCCACATGTCGGCCGTCGCCGGCACGCCGCTCGCGATCTGGCGGTCGATCTCGCCGATCACCTTCTCGGCGCGGGCCTCGCGTCGGTCGGCATCGTGCTGCAGCCGGTTCTCCAGGCGCATGCGGTCGCCGATGACGGTGCGCAGTACGGCGTTGCGCTTGTCGGTGTCGAGTTTCCCGGCATAGAAGCCGTCGGCATCGGTGAGGTCGCGTTCGAGCTGCTGCAGTCCGTCGAGGTTGTCGCGTACCTGCATGGCGCGCTGCGTCGCCTGATTCGTCCAGTTGCGGTCGCGGAAGTCCTGCTTCACCTTCCCCCAGTTCTGGCCGTAGGCGACTTGTCCGATGGGATCGAGGGCATCCACCTGGGTGTTGATCTTGTCGATCTCTGCACCGGGCATGCCGGCCAGCTTGCCGAAGCGATCGAGGGCGCCGTCGGTCTGCCCCTTGAACTCGACGCGCTTCGCCTTCTCCGATGCCTGCTGGATTGCGGAGAGACCCGAGAACTCGACGCGCTTCATCCCCTTGTTGAAGTTCTCGGCCGTCACCACGTCCATGCCGTCGACCGTCGTGGTCTCCATCTTCTTCAGCGCAGCGTTGTAGGCATCGACCGCCTGATCGTGGCGCAGTGAGCCGTCGGCGAGTTTCTGTTCGAGGTCGGCGTTCAGCGTCTTGATCTGAATCTCGCGATCGAGCAGGACATTACCGGCGCGGGCGCGGGTCAGTGCCTCGTTCTCCTGACGCTGGTCGGCCATGATGCCGGCGGCCACCTGCATGCCGGTCTGTCCAAGGTTCTGCGCAGCGCGGGCGGCTGCGTCGATGCCGTCGCCGCTGACGTGGGTGTGCTGCACTGCGTCCGGCCCCTTGAAGCCGAAATTTCCCATCGGAATCTTCATCGCTTAACCCCCGCTACCGCCGGCCGACGGAACCGTCCCATTCGACGAGGGCGTCTTCCAGCCTTTCGCCGTGCTTCCGGCTGCGCCGAGAACAGTCGAGGCCGCATTCAGATAGCCGGCCTGCTGCGCCTGGCTTCCCTTCAGTCTGTACCCGGCCGCCTCGGCGTTGCCTCGTGCCGAGCGATCAGCACCTCCGAAGATCGTCATGACCGCATCCTCTTCGGCTCGGCCGTAAATCTCGCTGTTGATGTTCAGCGCGGTGCCCTCGCCGACATCGACGCCCGAGCCGGCAAGGGATGCCGTCGCCTCGCCGGCGTTGATCCGGGCCATCTTCCTGATCTTCTCTGCCTGCACCTCGGCGGCGCTCTTCTCGGCCTTTGCATCGGCCTCGGCCTGCTTGCCTTGGTATTCGTTCCAGTCCTTCTGTTGTTCCGCCGACTGGATGCTGGCGTAAGCGCCAACGGCGGCGGCCGCGGCCATCGCGTAGAGTGCAAAAGAGGTTCCGGTGCACATCACTTCACTCCTTCGTAGAGATACCCGATTTGCTCGAAGCCGACGGCCTCCATCAGGCGGGCCGTGCGCTCGGGATGCACCCCCGTATTCACGCCGAGCGTGACCATCTTTGCCCCGCGGGAAATGGCCCACTCGCGGAAGCGCTTGATGAGGCGAGCCGCGTCGCCGCCGCCCCGGTGGTCGGGAGAGATGAACAGGCCGCAGTCGTACGAAACGAGGTCTTTCGACGCCCAGTGCTCGGTCACGAATCCGGCAAACCCGCCGAGCAGTTCGCCGTCGCGTTCGATCACCTCGATGAATTGGCCGGTCGCAAGCAGGTGGGAGAACAGTGCGGCGACCTTCTCGCGGTCATAGCCGAGGACGGAAAAGCGGCTTTCTGCGTGCATCGCGGCGCCCAGTTCGATCATGCGCGGGATGTCTTCGGTTCTGGCTTGTCGGATCATGGTTGTGCCTCCTAGTCGTTGACGGTGAATTTCTTGATGACGGCGAGCAGATGGAAGGGGAGCGGCTGCTTCTGCTGAATCGTCAGGTTTGCCTTGCCGCGCTCCCATCCAAGGGTTTCGATGCGGTGATCTCCGGTGAAGAGAGGGGCGGGCCTGTCGAGCTGCGCCTTGCCGAGATTGCGGAAGGCGATCACCTGGCCGTTGACCTCGACGCCGGTCGTATCGGCGAAGCGCAGCGTGACCTCGGCGATCCGCATGCTGTTGCCCTGGGCGCTGCCAGTGCCGCCGGCTATTTCCGGCGTCAGGGTCTCGATGGTCGTCTCGTAGGGCAGCCCGATCTGCACGGCCTTTGCCGGGCGTGACAGCGTGACCTGGCCGCCGGCAACGGTCTGGCGCTGCATCACGACACCATCGGCAACGACATCGACCTCGCACCCTTCGAGATGGGAGAGGCCCGACCAGACCTTCGAGCCGGCCGCATTGGTGCCCGTGATCGAGACATCGGTGCCGACCGCCTTGTCGAAGCGCTCGATGTAGCGCACGGTGTTGCCGCCGACGGTACGGCTCGCGATTGCCCACACTTCATCGCCAGAAGCGACCGGGATCGAGGCGACCGATTCATAGGTACCGGCGGTGATCTGTCGCGCCCATCCGACGACATCCTGATCGCGGTCGACGGAGACGGTTGCCAGCACCCCGTCGGTACGCACCAGCCAGAGCACCGAGTCGGGTTCCTGCTGGTAGGCCATGTCGACGATGCCGGTCTCGGTGGCATGTTCGGCAAGCACGGACAGGTCGGGCGAGCCGTAGGCGTCGGAGTCGAACTTGTAGGCCATCGCCCGCAGCTTCCGGCCGGCCCGCTGCATGAAGTAAAGCTCGTTGCCGATTCGGTACGGCCGCACCGCGTTGCAGCCATAGACCGACTGGCTCTTCACTTGGATGTTGGTCGGTGTGATCGGCTTCTCGACGCCCCCCGATAGGGTGAATTCGCCCCCGTAGGTCAGAGCGATCAGCGCCTTGATGTTCGCCAGGTGGGCGATGGGGTTGATTTGGTCGGACGAGATGGTGAAGGACATCGCATCGTCGTCCTTCGTGCCAAGCTCGAAGTTGAGCGATTCGCCGGTGCGCGACATCCAAACGGTTTGCGGATAGGCCGGGGAACCGGCGGCAACGAGGCGCTGTTCGCTCAAGGTTACGGTCGCGGGGTAGCCGTCGACATCGTTCCAGACGGGCGCCTCCAACGTCCAGGCGTTCGCCGGCGCGGCGACAGTCGCATCAAGCGCCGACAGGATCGTGCCCGTCGCCGAGCTGGCCGACGACACTGCGGTGATCTTCACCAAGCCGCGATTGACGCGCACATACTTGCCCACGTCCTCATTGCGCCAGCCGCCGGCGCCGCTGCTGGTGACGACGCGCGACGACGTGCCCAGGGCGGAAGCCGTGCCGGGGTCGCCGGCGATCGAGTAGGTGAAGGCGTTCGCGTTCAGCACCGTGATCGTGTAGGTGCCGTTGAAGCCTGCCGGGGTGAAGCCGGCGATCACGATGGTATTTCCCGACTGGTAGCCGTGGCCCGGAAGCGTCACCGTGATGAGTGAATTGCCGCTCACGCCGTCATAGGAGTAGGAGGCGCCGACGATGCTCTTCGCTGTCTCGCTGCTAGTCGAGGTAGCTGCCGACGGCAGGGTCAGGGTAATCGAGGTGCCTACCGGGTCTTTCGCTGACGGCGTGCATGTGGTCTGCGGCGAGCCGGTGATCTTCCACTTGCCAGCGGCCAGCGCGTAGTCCTTGAAGGCGACGGAGATGTCGACGACTGCAGAGACCGCCGAATTCACCTGGGTGATTTTGGCGATGCCTGCGCCGCACCAGACTTCCCGGCCAACGTCCGAGGCGAGGAAGGTCGCATTGTCCGCCGTCAGGGTGCGCCCGCTGCCCACGGTGATGACGGATAGCGCAGCGTTGCAGGTGGGACGGAAGCCGATCTCGTCGAAGGGCTGCGTCACGAACGGGGCCGGCTCCATCGACCAATCGGCGTGATCGAGGCGGCGCAGGCGGTAGATCGGAACCTTCGTATGCGCGAGGAACATGGTGTCGGCGCCCTGCACGAAGTCGATCCCTGCCAGCATGTCGGCGGTGTATGGGGTGGCGACCTCGTAGGGCTGCCCGGCCGAGTTGAGCACCTGCGCGCCGTCCTTGTAGACGCGCATGTATTTCTCGCCGAACTCCAGCATGTAGGCCTGTTCCTTGTTGAAGATGTAGGGGATCAGGCGGGCGCGCTTGTCCGAATACTTCGCCGAGGCGACGAAACGGGATCCGGGCCGGCGGATCACGCCACCATGCACCATCGGATAAGCGTTCTGGATCAGTCGGGCGCCGTTGGAGTAGCGGGCGATGTCGACACGGCCAAGCAGGCGGGGGGAGACCTCTCCGGCCGTGAAATTGGTTTGCATCAGGGTGACGCGCGGCATGTCGTCACCTCACCAGCGAAAGCCGTGGCGGCTGCCGAGCAGCCGGAAGTCGCCCAAGGTCTCCGGCGGGTCGTCTTGACCGTCGGCAGCGCGGGCGCGCTTCAGCGTCATTTCCAGCTCTTGCAGGCGAACCTGCTCAAGGCTTGCCGACTGGGTGATCGCGTAGGCCATGCGGGCGGCCATCGCCAGCGTCATGCACTGCACCAGCATCGCGTCCCAGGTCGATTCGTTCTCGTTGCGGAAGATGTAGCGCAGCTTCAGCACGTCCTCGTCGGCCAGCAGCATGCGGCCCTCGGTGCGGAAATCGGACTCGGCACCGTAGTCGCCCACCGATAGGGTGCGCAGCCAGTCGGACGGCAGGCGGAACTGGTAGGAATAGCCGTAGGCCGGGGGCGTCGTGTCAGGCGAGAGCACCACGCGCTTGACAGCGCAATTCCACGGATGGGCGCGCAGCATGTCGTCGCGCACCGACGGGTAGAGGTTAGCCGCCAGTCGTGCCCGGTCGAGGTCTTCGGCCAGGTCGTTGATGGGTTGCGCGCCGAGCATCAGCAGCGCGTTGGAGCAGATCGAGACACTGGTCGCCATGTTCTGAGTCCTGAAGAAAAAACCGGGGCACGTGGCCCCGGTCAAAGTGCTTCACTGGAGGGAGGTTCAACCGGGAAGCGTCAGTTGTTGGTGACGTACTGCCCGACCAGCGTCAGAACCTGACCGGCCTGCAGAGCGGCACCGGCGACCGTCGAGCGGAGTTCGCTCTTGTCGGTCGCTTGGCCGAGGGCGACGACATCGACTTCAGCCAAGGCGCCGTTGGCATACTGGGCTTCAGCGACAGCGTTACCGGCAGCAGCGACGGAGGTCGCGGCCATGTAGCGCGCGGCACTGGCCGGGTCTCCGAGGTTGATGGTCGATCCCGCGGCGCCAGCCGAGAAGTAAATCTTCGAGCCGGGCAGGAGGCGAGCACCGTAGGGCAGGAAGCCCCACGAGATGTATTCGCCGATGCCGGGGCCGCCGGCTGCGGGGACGGTGAAGGTCGAGCAAAAGACCTTGGTCTCGCCGTCCTGTTGGTTGCCCTTGACGAGCTGCTGCGGCAGGTTCGCGCGGGCCGCTGCGAGACTTGCGTTTCCGTTTGCCATGTTGGACTCCTGAAAATGTTGGTTCGGTGATGGGCAGCCCGTGAGGGCCGCCCGGTGTCAATCAGCCAGGATCAGGGATCGAGGCAGGCGATTTCCACGACTTTTTCTTCTTCGATACGCACCGCGCCGACGGACATCTTGGCGTAGATGCGCACGTTGAAGCCCTTGCCGGGGTCTTCGCCGATGCGGGTCATGATGTCCTCGCCCACACCGAGCTTCATGCCGGACTTGGCGAAGGCGTAGGTGTAGCGGGTCGTGCCGGATTTCGGGGTGCGCTCCATCGGAATCCAGTTGAAGCCCATCCACTTGCCCGACAGGGTGCCGTTCTGCAGCATCTGCACCGCAGTCCAGTCGGCGCTGGTGAGCTGCGTATCGGCGAGGATGTCGTTCAAGGCCTGGGAGTGGTAGAGCATGAACAGCTCTTCGCCCGCCTCGTCGTCGCACTCGTTCTGACGGAACAGCTTGCGCGCCTGGAAGAGCTTGGTCTTGGTCAGGCCGGTACCGCCGACGGAGATCTTCTGGCTTGCCGGCAGGATGATGTTGCCGGTCGAGCTGCGGGAGTCGACGCCCAGGGCCGAGATGATTACGTCGTCCTTGGCACGGTTGAGCGAGGCGACCATCGCCTGCACATACTCGGACTGCGGATCGGTGAGCATCCGAATCTTGTCCTGATCGTCGAGCATGTCGCCGTCTTCCCAGTCGAACAGGTCGACGTAGCGGGTGCTGTGCGGCTGGTCGTTGATCGGGGTGTCGGCGTGGCGAACCGTGCGGCGCTGCGCGGTGCGCTGGCCGAGGCGGTTGATGCTCTTGGACATGCCCTTGATGCCGGTCTCGACAGAGACGCAGCTTTCGAGGCGGCTGGTTTTCTGTTGTGCAACGTGGATGAAGTTATCCGCGAACTGCTGCACAAACGCTTCAGTGATGAACTGAGACATGTTGCGCTCCTGAAAAGTTGGTAAAGGTCGCCTTTCAGGGTGTCCGCTACGCGGGCCTGCTTCTCGGGATCGGGCATCGGCGTTCCATGCTCGACCTGCGGGCCTTGTTCGGGTATCTGCGCGCCACCGCAGGCCGCCCGGCTAACCGGGAATGCCTGCGATGATCGTGCGAGAGTGCGGTCGGTTTCCCGACCTTTTGAGACGTTGGGGGTTAAGCGGTAGCCGTGGCGCGGGATGCGCCACCGCCAAGGCGTTGCGCCTTGGTGCCATAACGGCGGGAGTAGAGGCCGTCGAGTTCGGCCTTCACCTGCTTGCGACGCGGGTCGGACTGGGGCAGCTTCTCCAGCTCGGCGCGCAGCTCGGCCACCTTGGTGTTGAAGTCGCCCTCGGGCAGGCTGCCACCATTGACCGGGCTGTCCTCCTGCATTTCCTTGCCGATGTTCGCCAGCAGGCGCAGGACGATCGGGTTATTCCCGATCTCGTCGATCTTCGCCCGGTCGGCTTCGGAAGCGAAGGCGCTGAAGGCCTTGAAGGCGAGGCCGACGTTCTGGCCGAATTCGGCATCGGTCTTCCACACCTGGCGCAGTTCGGCGGTTGCCGCCTTGTCGTCGAGCTGCTTGGCGCCCTGCATCACCGCCGGCACGGCCTTGAAATACTCGCCCAGGACGTAGGACAGTTGATCGTTCGTGAAGCCCTTGGCATGGGCGCCCTTGAGGAAGCCCTTCATGCTCTCGTCGTTCTTCACGTCGTCCCAGTTGAAGCCCTCGGCCTCGACCTTCGGGGCGTACTCTTCGGCCGTCTTCGGCGGCACGTCACCGGCGCCGAGCTTCTGTTCGAGGTGGCGATGCGCCTCGGCTACCTTGCGCGCCGACGCTTCGATGTCGAGCGCCCCGTCCGCTTTGTTGACGCGGTACTTTTCGGGGAGCCAGTCGTTGGGGCCAGCAGCAGCGCCGCCTGCAGCGCCTTGTCCACTTCCCGCCGCAACTTGGCCGGAAGCCAGGACGCTGCCAGATGCTGCACCAGTGCCACCTGCCGCACCGTTCGCGCCGCCCTGGCCTGCACCAGCAGCAGCGCCTGCACCCGCATCGCCTGCGCCTGCCGAACCGCCGCCTGCGCCGCCTGCCGTTCCATCACCTGCTTCAGCCATGAAAACATGCTTATTCCTCAAGATGTTCATCGGTTTCTACTCCGTTTGCTTGGTTGATCCGCCCGAGAATGAAATCCAAGACGCTGCGGCGGCCAGCGTTGAAACAGGTCTGGCGATCCCCTTCGAGACCGCCCTTCACGTAGATGCCGCCACCGAAGCGGGCGGTCAGGTCGTCGAGGATCATCCGGCCCTCGGCGTGGTTCTCGAACACGCGGGCATAGACCTCGGGGCCGATCGGTTTCGTGCTCACGCGGCACCTCCGACGGCTTTCTTGACCATTGCCTCACCGGCCGCCTGCTGAATCTGCGCCGCCTGGGCTTGCTGCGCTGCTGCCTGCTGCTGCTGTGCGCGGTCTTGCCGGAGCTGCTGCACGTCGGCGGTCTTGCGCACGACCTTGGTCGGCACGCCCAGGGCGTCGGAGAGAATCCGCACCGTCGCGTCCTCGTCGATCAGGTCGAGCACTTCCGGCTTCACCTGGGCGATCTGCGCGACATTCACGTGCAGGCGCTCGATCGCGGTAACGTCTTCGAGCTTTTGAGCGCGGGCAAGAGGGGAGAGATACCGGACGGAGAACTCTCGCCCGGACAGGGTATCGGGAGACGGGCCGAACACGCCGGCGCGGTAAGCTAGGCCGAAGCAGCGCTCGATCAGCGGCTGCAGGTATTCGGCTTGCAGTCGGCCGTAGATCGGGCCGAGCAGTTGCCGGATCAGATTCACGCGGACATGCACCTCGGTCGCCGTCATGGCCGGGCCGTCCTGGGGCTGTAGCTGGTCGGCCATCAGCACCTTGCGGATCGACTTCTGGAGCTGGTCGGAAAGCACCTCGGACAGCTCGAAATTCGCGCCGGTCTGCAGCGGCTTCATGCTGTCGACTGAGTTCGCAACGATGATCTTGCGCGGCCCGACCTTCACGGTGCGGGGATTGAGCACGCCGTCGTCCTCGGCGATCCACATGCCGGCGATCGCCAGGTCGGCCGATGCCAGTTCCATGCGCTTCAGCTCGTTGAGCATCTTCACGTCGGGCAGCGAATCGAAGACCGGGCCGATGCCATAGACCGAATCGGGGATCAGCATCCAGCGCGGCACGACGACCGGCATCTCGTGATAGCCAGACTCGCGGACGATGCGCTTTTCCTTGACCTCGACATGCACCGAGGCCACCGGGAGATTGCGCGCGAGGCGGGGATTGTCGACCTTGGTCTTGCGCGGGTAGATCGCATGCACGAATTCGATATTCTCGTCGGGCTTTTCCTTGGCGAGCTTGGCGGTCTTCTCGCTGACGCCAAAGCTCTTGCCGCCCTCGCTGCCTTCCTCCTGCTCGCCGAACTCGGCGACGGCCTGCTCGGCGGTCAGGGTGAAGCACCGATAAACGGTATCGACCCCATCGCAGGGGTCGGTCGTGCTGGCATAGACGCCGGACAGGGGCCACTGGTGGAAGCGCAGCCCGCCCTCGTCCGGGTCTTCCTCGATGTAGAGGGCGAACCAGCCGGCGCACACGACATCGAGAACGGCTTCAAAGGCGGCCGCATCGAAGTTCGCCATGTGGATGTTTTCCCACAGGGTTTGAGCCGCCATGTCGAGCCAGCGGCGTTCATCCTCGGACTCCTGTCCGACATCGAGCTGGAACCAGCGGGAGTTAGCAGGGGTCAGGCCCGACATGATCGCCGAGGCCAGGATGCGCACCGCATCGGTGGCGGTCGCGTCGAGCAGGTTGGCGCGCTTCGACTGGCCCTGCTGCGCGTCGAGCACTTCGGAGCTGAAGCCCGAGCCGCGCAGCGGGTAGGTAAAGTCGAAGCATTCGCGCCAGACCTGTTCATGCGGCCGGCGCAGCGTTTTGAGCGCAGCCAGGCGCTTGACGATCTTGTCGGCGGTTTCGCTCATGATCCGAGTGTGTCCTTGCCTTGAGCCGAGGCGAGCAGCGAGGAACCTGCCGGCCCCTGCACACCCTGGGCGCCGGATGCGAGCAGGCTGCTTTCCTGCTTGCGACGCCGACGGGATGCTGCCTCTGAGTTTGCCTTCATCGCGGCCTCATTGGCCGCCGCTTCTGCCTCCGCTTTCGGGTCGCGTTGCACGACCGGGGGAGGGCTGCCACCACCGCCGCACATCTCAACGCTCCGGCAGGACGTAGCCCTGCTTGGTCAGCACGGGCTTGGTGATCTTCTTCGGGTCGATCGCGGAAGCGTCGGGCAGCTCACCGGGGGCGAGTTCGGCAACCGGATCGGCGACGGCTTCGACCGGGGAGGGATCAGCGGCCGGCGCCGTGGTCTCCGTGGTCGTGGGTTCCGGCTCGGGATCGGCCGGCGTTTCGGCAGCGGGGGCGGTTTCGGTCGCCTCGGCGGGCGCCTGATCCACCTGGGCGGCCTGCTGTTCCGTTTCCGGGGCGGTTTGTTCCGTTTCCGGGCTGTTTTGATCCGTGGTTTCGGCTTCCTGAATCGGTTCGCCGGGGGTTTGCGGGGTCAGTTTGCGCGGGGGCATCGTGGTCTCCGTGGTCGTGGGTTGAGGAAAGGGACATGCGCAGGCGAGTATCGGAGGAAGCAGCGGTCGGTTTCCCGACCTTCGTCAGCGCACGCGGGTCGAGTGGTAGGCCCACCAAGCGTCGGCGCTCACCATCGGCAAGGCCTCGCGCTGCCGCTCCATGACGCGGCACCAGAAGGCGATCAGCTTCTCTCCGTCGCCGTGTTTCGGTTCCGCCCCCTGCTTCCAGCCGAGCAAGGTCGACTTCGCGACACCGATCGAGTCGGCGATCAGTTGCGACGGAAAGCCGCGCCGGCCCAAGTCGCTGATGACTTGGAACCAGTCGATTCGGATTTCCGCCGCTACCGCCGCCTGCTGCATCGGGGTCAGAGCAGGGAAGCCTGCGGGGATGTTGCGGCCAGCGGCCAGATGCGCACGACGAGGCGGGCTTCGCCGTCCGGCTCTGCGCGCTCGGCCTCGATGCGGCGCACCCACTTGTCGTCCTCGATCACAACGCCCTTGAGCGCGTCGAAGAGCACCTTCTGCGCGTTGTCGAGGTCGATGCAGAGCACGCCGTCGTCCCAGGCTGCCGGGTCTTTCGCTGCTCGCTTGGCCCAGTCCTGCGGACGCTTCGGGTAGAGCGTGTAGGACACGGCCACCCGCCCGGTGATCGGCTGACGGATTCCGGCCGCTTTCGCCAGCCATCCGACTTGCTGCTTGTAGGCCTTCGCCTCGGACGAGCACACCGTCACCGGCGCCTTGAATCCCTTGGGCATGTACGTCCGCCAGTAGCGGTTAGCCGACAGCGGGTAGGGCAGCACCAGCTCGATCGGTTGCAAATGCGCGCACGCGCGCGAGTCGGCAGCGTTCATCGCCATCATTTCGACACCTCCCACACACTCAGAACAAGGGCGACTGCTCGGGCGATCCAGAACAGCCCGACGAGGACGAGCGCATAGCCCATTGCCGATTTACCTCGGCACGCAACTCCTGCAGCGCTTGATCCCCGCGTCGTGCCTTCACGTCGGCGTAGTACGCCCTCCGCTTCTCCATGTCCCATCGCATCACGGTTCGCGCTTCGCATTCCCGTCGATGGGTTTCCGACCAAGTGCAGCTCTTTTTCTCGCATGGCTTCGCTCCGCACATCGGTCACTGCATGGTCATTTTTCGGGCCAGCATGTCGCGGATGTTCGCGAGACGCTGCTTTGCTACCTCGGGCGGGACGCTGCACTGGCCGGGAGCGGGAAGCGCTTCACGGCGCTGCGGCACGTCGGACGGCAGCTTGCCGGTGCGGATGCCCTCGATCGCGTCGTCGAGTGCGGCCATCCAGCGGCCTTTGATCGCCGGGTATGGATGGGCCGAAAGGTCTGACCCTAGCTTCACAGCGGCCCAATAAACCGCCGCTATGCTCCAAGTGTCGCCCCCGGTTTCGCGCTTGCGCATCTGCTCGACGGCTTCGATGAAGGCGCGCTCGTAGTCGAGGGCCGGGCGGCACAATTCGCGGAACTCGGGAAGCGTCGGCGGGAACTTGCGGTCGCGGCAAGCTGATACCCCGCGGGAAAGCTCGTCGCGCGTCATGTCGGCCAAGTCCTCGGCCCAGGATCGCATTACCCTGGCGCGCGGGAATGCGCCGTAGCGGTCAGCCCACAGGGCGCCGTAGCGGTCTTCCATGCGCTGAAAGATTCGCTCGATCCAGGCGTCAGGCAACGCGGACGACTTCACCGTCGATGATGCGGTCGTCTCTGTCAGGTCGGTTTTCGGTTCCATGATCCCCCCTTGCTGCGGCGGCCTGCGCCGCGTAGCTGTCGATTCGAGATTTCCGGGACGAGCTGCTGGTCGTTGCTGTTCCCGGTGTTGGTGCCTTCCTGTCCCGAAGGATCGGGAGCAGGTAGTTCAGGTGCAGCCGCTCGCCGGGTTTTTTGTCCCGTGCATGCTCTGCTGCTGCGATGATTTCCGCGTCGCTGTAGGCCGGTAGCAGCTCGGCCCATCCTTGCAGGTGTGGCGCAGCGTCGATGCCGAGTGAGCGAAGCTGCTTGCACAACGCCCCCTTGCGAGTGGCGTTCTCTGGTGGCTGTGATTCCGCCGACGGTTCAGCGTCCACTACCCTACTTTCACTGGTGTCTGGTGTCTGGTGATTGGGTACTGGTGACTGGGTAGCCGTTGCAGGCGTTGCAGGTGCCGTTTCAGGTAACGGCGGTGCAGGCGTTTCAGAATCGCCGCAATGCTTCTTCACCAGCTCGCGCAATTCGACGATGCCGATATTCCAAGAGGCGTGATGCCCTGCCTCGGTAAGCCGCTTAAATAGGGCGCTTCTCTCTTCCCGGTGCTTCTTTAGCCGGTTCGATTCATTGGCCTTTTTGACCTCGCGCTCGGGTTCTCCGGCGCGGAATTTCGCCAGCTCAAAATCACACCTTTCGTTGTGCCATCCGTCGTCGCCCAGGGAAAAAAATTCTTTCAGCACGACCTCGACGGCGGATTTTTCTTCTCGCGTGCGTGCCCCAATTAGCCTCTGAACCTGTTTCAGGTCGGCAGGAAGTGGGCGCTCGGTCGAGTAATATTTCCGAATCAGACGGCTATAGGCCGCGTCCTCGACGAAGCTCAAATGCAGGGTCGCCTCTGCATAGTCTCCGATGTGGTGTTCGTAGTAGTTCATCCCTCCCCCTTACTCACACAGCCCGTAGGCTGACGAGCACGCGGTCGGCTCGACCAGGTCGGCGAGCAGATCGAACTGCCGCCCCCCTCGGGTTGTGTGCGCCCACTCGATCACTGCCTCGACGCGGTTCGCGTGGTGAACGCGCCGATCGGCGTAATTGGCGGCATGAAGCTCTTTGTTGAAGAAAGTAGAAAACCCGCGCTTCGAGGCCTTGGAGACAAGCGCCTCCCACCTAGCCTTTTCATCAAGGGCTTCAGGAAATCGAGCATGGATTTGCCGCAGCTCGTCCTTCCCGACGTTGATGCACGGCATACAGCCGACACGGCCCATTCCCTGCAGGTAGAGCGGATTCGGCTGAATTCCGCACTGTGCGCAGTAGTCAAAGACCTGCAGAGCAGTCCATTCAACGATCGGACGGAACGCCCGCATAGCCGGCCCGATGCGCTCAATTTTTTTCGCGTGCCGTCGGTTGAGACTTTCGTCTCTACGAACTCCCTGCCAGCTCACGATCTGGTAGCCGGCGTCGACCAAATCAAGCTGGTAGCTCACGGCCATATTCCGCTTCAGCTCTTCCGTGCAGAACTGCGCCTTGCGGGATGGGAATCGACCCTTCCAGATGCAAAGATCGAGGAACGGGTTCCCAGTAGGGTGAAGGACTTCGAGAGCGCGCCGCTTTGCCTTGTTGCTCCAGCGAATCTTTCTTCCCCGCTTGTCTCGTCCGACGCGCTGGTCGCGGGAGATGAAGCGTCGCTTTGCGGCGATCTGGTCGGTGAAGTCTGCCTTCAGCCGGTCGATTCGGATGTCGAGCGCTTGTTCGAGGTAGGACAGGTATTCATAGACTGCGGAGTGCTCGTTTCCGGTGTCGCAGAAGATCGCCCGAAGCCGTTCGCGACCGATTTTTTCAAGGGCGAGCAAGAGCGTCGCGGTGCTGTCCTTCCCGCCCGATACGCTGACGACATGAAGAATCATGCCGCCGCCTTTCCTTGCAGCAGCTCGGTGAGGAAGCGCACCTTGTCGCGCTCTTCTCGCAGGGCGCGCTCGGCCATCTCGGCGCGGCGCTCGGCCTCGGTCTTCAATACCACCAGGCCATAGCCGCGCGAGTTCGCCAGCCACATCAGCGGCGCCTCGTTGCCGCACAAGTCCATCAGATTGTTGAGCTTGTTCACCGGGAAGTGCGCGTCGCCCTTCATGATCCGCGTCCAGTGGCCGGCGTCGATTTCGAGCGACAGATAGACCTCTTTTTCTTCGAGGCCGGACACTTGTACGCAGAGCGCGATCGCCGCCGAAAGGGTGTGTTGCTTGACCACCAGATCAAGCGGAACCTCGACGGGATCGGCCTTCCGGGCTAGTGGAAGCTCGGGGTGCTCAACCGCATTCAATTCTTTTGACCGCATTTGCCTGTCCTCCCTGAACAAAAAAAATTAGGCTGCAGTCATGCAGCCCGTTCGATCGGGTAGAGGTCGGGGCGCAGCTCGTTGCGGGAAACAGCACCTTCGGTCACGCGCTCGATGTCGAGCACACGATTGGCGGGAACGATGCCGGTAGCGCACCAGCGCTGAACGGCCTGGGGCTTGATGCCGAGCTTCCGAGCCAGAGCAGACTGACCGCCGACCGACACGGCAGCACGCTGGATGGGACAAGGGGTGTTCATGGCTTCCTCGTAATGGGGAGTGGATTACAACCGGATATTACAACCTGCGTTTGCAGATTACAACCAATATTTGCAGTGCGTTTTACAACATCGACTTGTAGAGTTGCGATATGAACGAAATCGGAAAACGGATCGCCGAAGCCCGTGCCGCTAAAGGGATGAATCAGTCCGAGCTGGCGCGCGCCCTCGGTGTCACACCGCAAGCGGTGCAGAAGTGGGAATCCGGCGGGGCGCCGAAAGGTGCGCGGCTGCGTGAAGTCGCCCAGGCGCTCGGCACGACGGTCGAATACCTGCTGACCGGCAGCATCACGGTCGGACGGAAATTCGCGCCCGAGACTGACGCCAACGTCGAGCCGGGGCCAGACCTGCGCGGGCACGTGCCGCTTATTTCATGGGTGCAGGCCGGCAACTGGGAAGCGGTGATCGACAACTTCGCCCCCGGCGATGCCGAGGACTGGCTGCCGTGCCCGCGGAAGTTCGGCCCGCATGCCTTCGCGCTGCGGGTGCGTGGCGTCTCGATGGAGCCGAAGTATCAGGACGGCGACATCATCTTCGTCGATCCCGATGGCCAGGCCGAGCACGGGAAGAACATCGTCGTTCGCCTCGACGACGAGCACGAAGCCACCTTCAAGCAGCTCGTCATGGAGGGCGGGCAGAAATTCCTGCGTGCGCTTAACCCGGACTGGCCCGGCCCGAAGCTGATCCCGATCAACGGAAATGCGACAATCTGCGGCGTCGTTATTGGAAAGTGGGTGCCCGAATGAAGCGAATGATCCTCGCGGCTGTTGCCGCCTTGTGCGCATCCTGCGCGCCAATGACGCCGACCGCCTTCTCGCGTGGCGATGCCGAGCCAAAGCAGTTCTCGAAGGACGACTACGAATGCGAGCGCGACGCCCGCAACGTCCGCGGAAACGACTGTCACCAGATGGATTTGTACGAGAAGTGCATGAAGTCGAAGGGCTACCAGCCCATCCCTGGCACTGCCAATCGGGGCGTTTGCGGATAGGCGTCGCCGTGCAATGGATCGCCGCAAATCTGTTTCTTCTGGTCATAATCTTGGCCGGCGCCGGGGTGTTCTGGCTGCTTGGTGCCGGAGTCAAATCCCTTTCCCTGGATGAGGACTACGAGCGCTGGCTGCTCTCCGTTGTCTCTATCGCCTCGATCTTCGCCGCCTACTATGTCGGGAAGTGGCTTTACCGGTTGATGGATCGCCGCCGCTAACCGCCTGATTCCGCACTATTCCGCCGCCCGGCGGATTTTTTTCGCCCTCGATTACAACTTTCACTTGCAATCTACAAATCGGCGTTGTAATCTGCGGTTGTAGCGAATTACAACTGGAGGCTGAAATGGTTGCGAAATATCTCTCTTGTGCCGACACCGCAAAGATGGTGCGCCAGGCACTGAAAGAAGCATTCCCCGGCGTGAAGTTCTCCGTCCGTTCCGACACCTACAGCGGCGGCGCCTCGATCAACGTGCGCTGGATCGACGGCCCGAACGGTGCCCAGGTCGAAGCGGTCGCGAAGACCTTCCAAGGCGCCTACTTCGACGGCAGTCAGGACTATCAGGGCAACACCTACGCGATGCTCGACGGCCAGGTCGTGAACTTCGGCGCCGACTTCATCTTCTGCAACCGCGACTACTCCGACGCCTTCGTCGAGGCCGCGATCGGCGCCGTGTTCCGCCGCTATGCCGGCAACCTCAAGGAAGTGCAGCGCCCGACGGCCGAGGACTGGAAAGCCGGCCGTTGCTGCTACATCCATGTCGTCGGCAATTACGACCTGCGCGACCTGATCTGGCAGCAGCTCGCGAAGCGCTCCGACCGCCTGAAGGTCGAGCAGTCGAAGACCGCCGGCCGCGTGATCTACCTCGGCAACGACGGCTACAGCGACATCGGCGCCCTCAACGCGGAGGCACTGGCATGAGCAACATTCACCCGCTTTTCCGCGAGGCGCTGGCGCCTTTCGCTCCCCCGGCCCTGCGCCCGTTCGCCGTCAGCATCAAGACGGCCACGGCGCCCGAGGACATCAACGTAATGGCCTACACGTCTTGCGACGCGATCTGCAAGGCCATCGACCTTTTCTTCGACGGTGACGAGTCGATGCCGCTCGACGGCCTTGTCGTGATCGCCCGCCCGCTCGACACCCTGCCGAGGGCTGCATGAAGAAGTTCCTCGGCGATTTCCTTTACTACCTGCGCAGCGGCTATGGCATCCGCAAGGCGTGGAACCTCGCGAAGGTGACGCTGTGAGCCTCTACGACGTGCCGTGCGCAGTAACGGCTGACCTGAACCGCTACCTCGCCAGACTCGACGAGGACGACCGTCGCGACGAATCCATCGACGAGCGCACCGAAGAGCTGCTGGCCGGCGACTACGCGCCATTCATCGCCGACAACTTGAGCGAGGCCCTGGGCGAGATCGACATCGAAGACCTCGCCAAGCAGCTCGCCGACGGGAAGGAAGCGGAAGCCGGCGCCACCTTGGCGAAGCTGGTGCGCGACTACTGGGACGCATCGGCCCGGCGCGAAGCCGAGCGCCAGATCGACAACGAACTTGCGAACGCCTGCCCGCGGTGCCGCGGCCGAGGCTGTCGCCATTGTGACGAAGACTACGGGAGAGACGACTGATGAATGCACCGATCGAAGAATTCCTGAAGGCCCGCCAGACCGGCCTCGGCGGCAGCGACATCGCGACGCTGTTCGGGATCAACCCCTACGCGACGCGCCTGGAGCTGTACCTGCAGAAGCGCGGCGAGATTGAGCCGACGCCCGACAACAGCCGCACCAAAGCTGGCCGGGTCATGGAGCAGGTGATCGCCTCGATGGTCGCCGAGCGTGAAGGCGTGAAGCTGCGCAAGGTGAATCGCACCCTGCGCCACCCGAAGCATGACTTCCTGATCGCCCACATCGACCGCGACTTCGTAGGCCAGCCGAAGGGCCTGGAGATCAAGAACGTCTCACCGCGCATGGCCTACCTGTGGGGCAAGGACGGCCAGCCCGATGCCATCGCCGAGTATTACGTCCCGCAACCGCATCACTACATGCTCGTGCTCGACTATCCGGCGTTCGACGTGGCGGCCTATTTCGGCGGCGACGACCTGCGCATCTACCCGATGGAGCGCGACCGTGAAATGGACGAGCTAATCATCCAGGAGGCGCACGACTTTTGGCACAAGAACGTCATCGCCGGCGTTCCGCCCGAGCCGGAGTTCGACCACCCCGCGACGCTGCCCATGTTCAAGCGCCTCTATCCGGGCACCAACGGCGCCAAGGTCGAGGCCGACGAAATGATTCTGCACTGGGCCAAGGTAGCCGAGGACGCAGCAGAAAAGGCCCGCGAATACGAGAAGGTCGCGGAGACCGCAAAGAACCATCTGCTCGCCTTTATGGGCGATGCGGCTGTGCTGAAGCTGGACGGAAACCGGGTATTCCGCCGGAAGCTGATCCAGAAAAAGCCCTACACCGTCGAAGCCTCCAGCTACATCGACGCCCGTTTCGGAACCACAAAGGAGTAATTCACCATGAATGAAGTCGCAGCAAACCCCTTCGCCGCATCGCTTCCCGCGCAAGCTCGGCAGACTGGCGGCGCCGTCGCCCAATCCGATCAGCAGCGTGCGGTTGCCGAGGTTCAGGCCGCGATGATGATCGCCCGCATGAACCCGCGCGATCAGATCGCCGCGATGGATCGCATCCTGAACGCCTGCGCCCGTCCTACTCTGGCCGACTCCGCGGTCTATACCTATTCCCGCGGCGGTACCGATGTGTCCGGCCCGAGCATCCGCCTTGCCGAAGCAATGGCCCAAGCTTGGGGAAATATGCAGTTCGGTATTCGCGAGCTGGATCAGCGCAACGGTGAGAGCACGGTGCAGGCCTTCGCCTGGGATGTCGAGACCAATACCCGGCGCGAAGTCACCTTTCAGGTGCCGCACATCCGTTACACCAAGAACGGTAGCAAGAAGCTCGAAGACCCGCGCGACGTGTATGAAATGGTCGCAAATCAAGGCTCCCGCCGCCTGCGCGCCTGCATCCTTGCCGTGATCCCCGGCGATGTCACCGAGGCGGCCGTCGCACAGTGCGAGACGACGATGAAGACCAAGGCCGACACGTCGCCCGAGGCCATGCAGAAGATGCTCGCCGCCTTTGAGCCGTTCGGCGTCACGAAGGAGCAGATCGAGAAGCGCATTCAGCGCCGCCTCGATGCAATCCAGCCGGCGCAAGTCGTCAGCCTGAAGAAGATTTACGCCAGCCTGCGCGACGGAATGAGCCAGCCGGCCGACTGGTTCGAGGCCGAGCAGGCAGAGGAAAAGCCGACGGCGCCTGCATCGCGCACTGATGCCGTGAAAGACAAGATGCGTGCGAAGAAGAAGAGCGAGAACGTCAACACCGAGACTGGCGAGATTCCCGACCCCGACGACGAAGCGCTGCGCCGGGTCGAACAGGGCGGCGCCAGTGCTGATCCGGTCATGAGCTACGCCGAAGTCGCCGACAAGCTGCAGAAGGCCACCAACGAAGACCAGCTCGCCGAAGCGGCCGACCTGATCCAGTACGTCGGCAGCACGACGCAGCGCGACGAACTCGGCGGCATCTACAAGCGCAAGGCCGACGAGTTCAAGGCCGCCAAGTAACCCCCTCATTTCCAGTAGAAAAAGGAGAAGTGCCCTATGTTTTCCCTCGCCAACCAAGCCGCCAAGCTCACGAGCGTGAATCCACGCGCCGAGATTCACGGCACCGATCACGTCATGGCCGCCGATCTGAAGTTCGAGATAAAGGTCGGTAACGATGTCCTGTCCGAGTTCGACTCGTCTCTCAAGTCCTCGCTCTACAAGAAGGCCGACGGCCCCCAGGGCGAGCTGATTACCGACGCCGGCCACCTTCCCGCCCTGAAGTTCCCCCTCATGGGGCCGGTGAAGTGGGGCAAGGAATTCTCGGGATACGAGACGGTGATTCACTACGGCGTCAGCGGTGCCCAGGACATCCACCTGATCGACTGCGAGGTCGACAACTTCCGCTTCGATTGTCAGGACGGCGGCACGGTCGCGGTCAGCTTCCGCGTGATCGCCCACCCCGAGCCGAACGAACTCGGCCGCCTGTGCGAGATGATCCAGCAGGAAGTCGAGATGTCCCTGATCGAGCCGGAGGCCGACAAGGGCGGCTTCGAGATGCGGGAGGCTGCGTAACATGATACTGACCGGACTCGCCCGCCTCGGAGCGGACGCCGAGCTGCGTTACACCCAGGGCGGCGAGCCGGTCGCTACCCTGCGCCTCGCCTTCAATTACGGCCAGAAGGACAGCAGCGGCAGCAAGCCGACCCAATGGATCGAGGCCTCGCTGTTCGGCAAGCGCGCCGAGGCGCTGGCGCAGTACCTGAAGAAGGGGGCAGCGATCGACCTGATCCTCGCCGATCCGCACATCGAGACCTGGCAGAAAAAAGACCAGACCACCGGCTTCAAGTTGGTCGGCAAGGTGCTGGAGCTGGAATTCGCCGGCGGCGCACGCGAGGCGGGAAGCAACCCGTCGGGCGGTAAGTCGCAGCCTGCGTCCGACTCACCCCGTCGTCCGGCTGCGCCTCCCCGCGGCTTCGACGACCTAACCGACGACGTGCCCTTCTGATGGTCACGCGCTCCCCATCCGGCCACCGTTGCGGCCAGTCGCACCCGCGCGCCAAGCTCACATTCGAGCAGGTGCGTGAGATGCGCGAACTTCACGAGAGACGCGGAAAGGGCTACAGAACCCTGGCGATGATCTTCGCCTGCGGTGAAAGCACGGCCCGCGACATTTGCACCTACAGAACGAGGATTTCAGCATGAACGCCCCCGATACCCACCTTCAGGCCAATACCCGCCTGCTGCGCATGCCGCAGGTGCTCGATCGGGTCGGCCTCAAAAAGACCGTGATCTACGAGCGGATCAAGGCCGGCACCTTCCCGAAGCCGATCAAGCTCGGCAGCGCCTCGGCCTGGCCCGAGCACGAGGTCGACAACTGGATCGCGCAGCAGGTCGAGCAGCAGCGGAGGGCGGCGTGAAAGAGCGTCCCATCCTGTTCAGCGCGCCGATGGTGCGCGCTTTGCTGAATTGCACCAAATCGCAAACTCGGCGCGTTGTGAAGCCGCAGCCGGACGAAGACGGATTGTCGCGTCCGATTGGATCGCCGTACTGGCACGACACCAGCGCGCGCGAGTATCGCTGCCCATACGGCCAACCGGGCGACCGGCTATGGGTGAGGGAGGCATTCATTCACGAGCCGGCGGACTACTGTTGGGAAGCGAGCGTCAGCATTCCATCGCGCCCGTCGCACACGACATATCGTGCCGACTGCGACGGCGACACACGGGGCGCTGGCTGGAAGCCGTCTATCCACATGCCGCGTAACCTTTCGCGCATCGACTTGGAGATCACCGCAGTCCGCGTCGAGCGGTTGCATGACATCAGCGAGACAGACGCACGCGCCGAGGGAATCATCGATGGCGGGTGTCTGAACTGCGGAAATCCAGAACCGTGCGGCTGCGATAGTCCGGCGCCAGATGCTCGCGAATCCTTCTGTCACCTCTGGCAGTCGATCAACGGCGAAAAGTCTTGGCATGCAAACCCGTGGGTGTGGGTCGTCGAGTTCCGGCCCCTTCCTTGATACTGCACCCGCACAGTGCGACAATGCCGGTCTTCGAGGGCCGGCATTTTTTTCGTCCGCGCCAACTTCTCCAGCGTCTGAAAAAGCGGGTAGGAAAGCGGGTATCGTTCAGCGGTGATTCTAGTCGGCCTCAATAGAATCAAAAGGATAAGCCGACT